AGAGTTTACTGCTCCAACAAACTTTAAGTCTTATGACGAGTTAAGAACAAGACTTGATGCAGTTCTTTCTGGAACTGTGAAAGTTGGTAATGTCGCTGATACAATGGATGATGCACCTATCGCATCACCTAAAATTGATGCACCAAAACCTACAACTACAAAAGTGGAAACACCTGTAGTTGAGGAAGATGATACATTAGCATACTTTGAAAAACTCGCTGAGTAACCTATTAAGTACCCCTGTAAAAAGGGGTACTTTTCTATTATATCCCTTATAAATAATGCATGGCGACAAGAAGTAAATATATTCAAAGTGTATTAAAAGCAGCAGGGGGTCTACCTCAATCTGTCGCATGGTTTCGTAACAAAATTAAAGAATTTGGTGAACCAAAGTCTATGGACTTGATTCGTGATGGAAAAAGAACATCAGTACCTACCTTTGGTCTACTAAATATGTTTATATATGACCCTAAAGGGAAGAAAAAGTTGCCATATTATGACACATTTCCTTTGGTATTACCTATTGAACAATATAACAATGGGTTTTTAGGGATTAATTTACACTATTTGTCTGTGCCCATGAGGATTAAACTACTAGATAGATTAACAGATTTTGCTAATAATGATAAATTTGATGAATCTACAAGTTTAAATGCAAATTATAGTAAATTAAAAAATATAGATTTGATTAAACCTTGTTTAAAAAGATATTTAGCAGGACATGTTAGGTCTAAATTTAGAAAAGTAGAAGCAGATGAATTTATAGTTGCAACATTACTACCTGTACAGAAATTTAAGAAACAATCTGACAGTCATGTATTTGCAAAATCAAGAGGAATGATTTAATGGATTTTGGAAGTTTTATAGAAGCAGGGTCTTCAGCAGTATTAAATGAGATATTATCATCAACTCATGATAGAGATGGAATGGCATTTCCTTCAAGGTATGATGTGTTATTTCTACCACCATCAGGAACTAGAGGAACAGGTGGTGTAGGTGCATCTACTAATTTATTTTCACAAACATTATTGGGTCAAGTAGGTGGGGGAGATATTAGAGATGTTTCTTATCAATGTAACTCTATTGCATTTCCAGGCAGGAATATTACAGTAACAGAAGATGTAAATATTTATGGTCCTACCAGAGAGATTGCATCTGGATTTACCTATGGTGATATTACTGCAAAGTTTTATTGTCATAATGATTATAGAGAGAAGAAGTTTTTTGAAACTTGGCAAAGACTTGCATTTAATCCTCAAACTTTTGCAATGAATTATTATGATGACTATACAGGAACAATACAGATATATCAATTAGACCATAAAGGAAATAGAACATATGGTTGTGAATTAGTTGAGTGTTTTCCAAAGAACATTGGAGACCAATCATTAATGGGTGCTCAAGCTACTGCTGCTATGGAAGTGAGTGTAACATTTAGTTATAGATATTGGAAAAACTTGACAGACGAAGCAAGTTTACCTAAACCATTATTAGAAAGATTGCAAGGGGTTCTTGCGAATCAAGTAGAAAGAAAATTATTAAGTAGAATACCTAAAGTATTAAGTAGATTATAACAATCGGAGTGAAAAATTATGGCATTACCTAAACTTGAAACACCAACCTATACATTAACTTTACCATCAACAGGTGAAGAATTAAAGTATAGACCTTTTTTAGTAAAGGAACAAAAACAATTAATGATGGCAGAAGAATCTAAAAATGATGATGAAATGATAGATACTATGGCTAACTTAATTAGAGATTGCACTTTTAATGGTGTTAATCCAGATACTTGTCCTATATTTGATGCAGAGTATATATTTTTAAGAGTAAGAGGAAAATCTGTAGGAGATAAAGTAGATATAAATGTTAAATGTCCAGATGATAAAAAAACTATGATACCTGTTACGATTGATTTATCTGAGGTAGAAATTAATATGACAGATGACCATACAAATATAATACAAGTAAATGATACTGTTAAATTAGTTTTTTCTTATCCACTTTTAAAACACACTAAAATGTTTGTAGATGGGAAAGAAAGTGAAATGATTTTTAAAACATTAGAAAAATGTATTAGTGAAATACATTTTGGTGAAGATATATATAACAAAATTGATATATCTGAAAAGGAGTTAAAAGATTTTATAGATTCATTGAATACAGAACAATTTGAAAAAATTATTCAATTTTTTGAAACTATGCCAAAATTAAGACATGTAGTAGAGGTTACAAACCCTAAAACAAAAGTAAAGAGTGAAGTTTTGTTAGAGGGTTTAAACAGTTTTTTAGAATAGGGCTCTCTCACGAGAGCCTAAAATCTTACTACGAGACTAATTTTGCACTTATGCAACATCATAAATACTCATTGACAGAGTTAGATAATATGATGCCTTGGGAAAGAGAAATATATGTAGGATTACTACAAAATTGGATTAAAGAAGAAAACAAAAGAATAGAACAAGAAAATAGGAAGATGAACAATGGCTGATGATAAAGTAAATGTAGTAGAAATAGACCGCTCAACCACAACAGTAGAGCAAGGTTCATGGTATAACAATGCTGCCTCTAGTTTTGATAGATGGCGTGTGTTCCCTAGATTATTAATCTCTCTATATGGATATTCATTTTACAGAACAACAGAGTGGTTCATGACATTACCTGACCCAACTAACTCACAATCTGCTTTTGTATCAGTAATCGTAGGTGCTGGTGCTGCATGGTTTGGATTATATGTGGGTTCAACGAGTAAAAAATAATGGCAGACGATAAAGAAGTTTCACAACCTATATTGGCTTTTAAGGATTCTTTGGATGAGTTTATCAAACAAAAAGATGAGAATTCTAAAGAAACTATTGAACATCAAGCTCAATCACTTTACTATGCAGATGAATCTTTAAGAACTCAAAAAGAAGATTTTAATTTAAGAAAACAAGATAGTAAAAATTCTGAGAAGCTTCTAGCAAGTCAAGCTCAATCACTTTACTATGCAGATGAGTCTTTAAGAACTCAAAAAGCAGATTTTGAGGCTGGTAAAGGTAACAAGTCTTTGAAAAAAGCAAAAACTCAAACTGATAAAATACAACAAGATAGACTTGTAAAAGGGTTAAAAGGTATAGGTTCTGGAATAAAAGGTTTATTGAAAAAAGCATCAGATTTTTCTGGTGCAACACCTAGTGTAATAAAAGCACTTCTTACAGGTGGTGCATTTTTTCTTTTAGCTAAATTCCTACAATCAGATTTTGCACAAAATATAGTTTTTAAAATCTATATGAGATTGAAAAAATTAGCTAAAGATATTATGGAATTTGATTTTTCATTTATGGGTTTATATAATATCATCAAAGATAACTTCCTTACTATTGTAGGTATTCTTGCAGTCTTCAAACCAAAACTTTTATTTAATATAATCAAAGGTTCTTTGTTTGGTCTAGCAGGACTAATTGATAAAGTTGGTAAAGATGCAGATGATACTGTTAAAAAATCTAGAATGGGTAGAGTATTAGGTAAGTTGAAAGGTAGTTTTGCTGGTTTAAAAGGTTCAATAAGTGGTTTTGGACAAAGTCTTAAAAAATTTGGTAGAGGATTTAAATTACAAATGCGATTGTTACAAAGAGGTTCTCTAGATAAAGGTTTAAAAAAGATGGTTGCTTCAGTAAGGAGAGGTTCTTTGAAAGCTTTAACAGGTTTTGGGGAAGGTATTAATGGTGCATTTAGAATGATGGGTACTGGAATTGGTAAAGCAGCTAAGTTCCTAAAAGCAGGTTTTATGCCTGCTCTTGCAGCAATACATGCTGGAATTACAAACTTTGTTGTGGCAATGTTTAGAACAATTGTTGGGTCATTTAAATTTTTAGTTGGTGTGCTTATGGCAAATCCAATTGCATTAGCAATTGCTGTTATCGTAGGTGTATTCATATACATTGGTAAAAAATTAGGTATATTTAAAAAATTAGGAAAATTCCTTAGTGGTTTATTTGATAAAATAGTTAATGGTTTTAAAAGTTTATACAACTCTTTTGCAAACAGTTATCTAGGTAAAAAATTAGGTATAACACCACTCGCTGATGATGTATCAGGAGAACCACCAGAACCTGATAAAGACCCAACTTTTGAAACAGATTCTGATAAAGCTGAATTCGAATCTGAAACACCAGAACAAAAGAAACAAGCTGCTTTTGATATTAAAGCAAATGCACTAGACAAAATGGTATCAATGATGGGAGTAAACAAAGGTCAAAATCAACAAATAAATATTAACAACAGTAAAAATAATAATTCTAAAAGTGTTACTACCGCTAATGTTGCTATTGATGATAATAGTCCTGTAATTCAAAGTTTGAAAGGTCAAGCTACTGCTTAACGAGGATTTAGATGGTCTTCAGTTAGTATCTTAAATTCCATATTGTGGTCTAAACAAAACTCTTTTGCAGAATCCCACTTCGCTTTATTAATACCCCATGTTCTAACTTTATTGAACCAAGCACCTGTCCTGCGTTTAGGACTTTTTTCTGGTGGTGAACATTGATGTTTAGGTTTAACTTCAATGATGTATTTTTTTATATTACTATTCTTATCACGAACTTTAACATAGAAATCTGGGAAATATCTATGATAACGACCATCCCACGGCGATACATATGGTATCACCACTTCTTCACTACCCCACTCAACAAT